GAACGAATGGCGCGAATTGCTTGATACGTGGGGTGCCATTATTGGAAATGTCATAGAGGCAATGGAGGACGAAGATGACGAAGGAGTATGAAAATGGCATGATTGAAGGAGTGCGCTTACTGCAATCTCTATATAACATGCCATCAGAAGAGCGAAAAATTGTATTTGGCGATGTAGGTATGATGCATATTATCAATCATCCCGAATCAACTCCTCTTTATTGGGACTTGCTCCAACATAAGGAGGAACTACTTGCTTCGCATGTACATGTTGGAGATGTATTAAAGCGCGAAGATGAAGAATTCGCAGTTACATATGTATATCCCAATGGCGACAAATTCGATGCTATTACTCTTACTGGCGCAATGCGTGGAAATGTTATCAAAGAAACAACTCTTGATGCCTTTCAAGGCTATAAGTTGGATGATACTATTGATACTATTAATTTAAAGGAGACATGGTAATGCCTACTACTTTTGAGGAACTCGCTAAGATGCTTGCTAAGCGTGATGGACTTAGTGTTGAAGAAGAACTTGCCGCGATTAATATCGCGGCCGAAGATATGGAAATTGCTTTCTTTAATGGAGATTTGGATGCTTGTGAGGATATTCTGCGCGAAGACCTTGGTCTTGAACCGGATTATCTTATGGTATTTATCAACTAATTGGAGGGCATGAAATGACTATTCTTAATGAATATGTGCAAATGCCACAGAAGGCGGAAATTGGAATTGCGCTTTTTGCATTGCTCGCAGCTGCCATGCTCGTGATGATTGTAATGAGCATTAAGTTTCTTATGGATGATAAGAAAGATGCAGTACCTTGGGTAATGCTAGTTGCCGCCGTAGTTGCTTTTATTGGATTTATTATAGGTATTATCGGCCTACAAGGTCAGCGCGAGCATGTAGTTCAAGCGACATTTGATGATTCATATCCAATAACACAAGTTATGAATTTCTATAAAGTACAAAGCATTGATGGAAAAATTTATACACTAATTGAGAAAGCGCCTTGAGGCGCTTATTTTTTAATATAAGGCGGTGATGAGAATGGCGACCGTAATGACCAAACGTGGTACTCAGGACAACGTTCTAACATACGAACACATCTGTGAAACCAAAGCCGATATGGCAAATATCGACCCTCAATACATAACTCTAGGAAGCACATGTATCGTTCTCGAAGGCGATGCAGGCGCGCTAGAAGTCTATATGGCAAAAGCCAATAAACAGTGGGTGTCCCTCATGGCACCCGCATCTGAAGAAGCAGAAGAAGCCACCCCATAAGGGTGGCTCTTTTTTTATTTGACTTTCTCCTAATTTATGATATAATTATTATATAAAAAAGTAGGAGATTATATAAAAATGCCATTTAATAACATTGATGAAATAATTGCAACTCCAAATTCAGACTGCACATGGCATCTTCAAATTGCTATGTGGACCACCGATAAGGATGGCGTAGAACATCGCACAACTGCTGAAATTCCTGCTGCCGAACTTCATATCACCGCCCATAGATGGAGCAAAGACGATGATAAAGTGATGACTATTACTTCATATGATGAATGAAACTCCCGAAGGCGAATGGGATAACATTCGCCCTTATTGGAAATCACAGGCTCGCGCGAAATCTTGCTCCACATGCTTACATCAAATGGATTTGCGCGAAAACCAATGTGAACTTGATATGAGGGGCGACCTTTATGTTTATGGTTGCCCCAAGTGGGAACTTAATAATGGTATATATGAATGGGGGACTACTAAAAATGGGACTTTTTTCTAAGCGCAAGAAAACACCGCCTACACCCACGCCGCCGAAAATCTTAACTCCATGCGAGCGTGGCGACCATCTCTATCGCGATTTCCCGCCTGTTATTGTCTATACAAATCGTCCTGGTGATTGCTTTATTGCAGTGCGTGAAACCTATGTATGTGTAATGTGCGGCGATAAGAAGGAAGTGACCTTAGAGAAGCAATCATGGGACCATCAGCCTTCTGATAAAATCTTTGAGGAAGCAATGAAGAATATGCGAGATAAATATAAAGGTTGGGCGCAGCCTATTGCGCGCGTTAATGATATGATTCAAGACGCGATTTATGTAGACCGTGAGCGTCTTCGTATTTGGGAAATGCTACATAAGCCTGACAAACAGGCAGATAACGCAGTTAAATATACACTACAACTATTGGAGCGTGATAAAAATGAAATGGATACAGGGAAAATGGGAGACAAATAATGCAGTTGTATTAGTAAATCCTGCTTATATAACAACCGTTGACCTTTCGCGCAGACTCCTTTGGGCGGAAGATTGTGATGAGGCTGTACGTTTTGAGGACGATGAACTAGAGCTTATTAACAAGCTTACGGGGCGTCCAGCAGAGGAGGAATTGAAGAAAAATGCCACTAACAATAACGGCTGATAGTATTACTACAACTAATCCAGATTTGGAGAAAATTGAGCGTCAGCTCGACCAAATGGAAGCCGATATGGATTATTTGGGCGATAAGAACAGAGAGATGGCAGAAGAAATTCGTCTTCTTTATAATAATCTCTCAATTAAAGATGATAACATTAAAGATTTACGTACTACAATTACTAATTTACAGGCAGAAGTTAGCTGGCTTCATAGTGAATTAGCTAGAGTACAGTCAGGAGGTACAAATGAATAACTTTATTTGTCCCAATTGCGGCGAATCGTATTACGTTTTAAATTATTCATGTTCAACGGCTATGTATTGTCCGCCTGTCTATAAAAATGGGCAGCTTGTATCCATAGATGGTAATTATCACACCTATGATTGTACATGCCTTGTGTGCCACCACAACTTTACCGCACGTCTTCATTGTAATGACGTAGAGTACACAGATAAAGGCGAATCCGAGGTAATTGTATGCTAAAATGGTTTAAACAACTCTTTTGTCGCCATCACTACCGCACTCTATACTCCATTTGCGGCAATCGCCGTAGTATATGTTAGAAATGCGGCAAAGAAATTTGGCGTCAAATTTTCACTTGACTTTTTCTTAAAATTATACTATAATTATAACAAGAAAGGAGAGATAAGATGGAAGATAGATTTGTAGATGTTGCTATAGTAATTGGAATAATAGCAGTTATTGTGCTAAAGATTATGAACGTAATCACAATCTCATGGCTATGGCTATTATCTCCTATTTGGATTCCTTTATGCATAGGATTTATCCTATCTTTCCTAATAGCACTATACTTTTTCGGCACAATTATAATTGATAAAATAAAGGAGAATTAAAAATGAGTATTGGTATCAAGCAGAGTGATTGTCGGTTTTATGTGAATGAGCCTGAGCGGACTGTGGTTTGTGTTGTTCCAAATACAGAATCACTATTTAAGGATTTTATCTATGATAACTTCCAATTTCAAGACATTGCTTTCGGTTCTGCGCTAATTTGGAGTGAGTCTGGACGCTTTAGTGCATCACTTGATATGCCCGATTCCTTCATTGGCAAGGCTGTATGCGCCGAAGATGACAATTGGGATGTTGAAGCAGGCAAGCGCCTGGCTTTCTATCGCGCGAAAAATAAGGTCTATTCAAGCTTCTATAAGCGCGCGAATAAGTTTGTCCAAACAATTGATGGACGCCTGGGCGATATGATTTCAATCCTAAATGACATGGGAATGAAGCTTCAGGATAGAAAGGAAGATATGGCGCACGAGATTAATGAAATGACTGGAATGCCGCTGAAAGACTTGGGCATTGAAGAGTAAAAAAAATAAGAGGGGCTTAAAGCCCCTCTTTTAATGTTTCCTGCGCAAGCATTACCCTAACACGTACCTCTTCTAATACCTTTCTAGCATAATCTTCATCCTCTTCTTCCCTAATATGTGATATCATTGTACCCGGATAGTAGAAGTCTAGTATATCTTTATATTGAATACCATTTGAAGCGGCATATATCGCGCCAGCCTAGCTAAGACCGACGCCATGCCCGTTCTTTTTCTTCTCAGAAGCGCGTGTCCAATCATCTGTGCGCGCTAACAGATAAGGACGTTCGCCTCCCCATACTTCTTCACTAGAATAGGTGCGGCCGCCATTTGAAGCACAAAAGTTTGTGCTTGCATATTGGCCACCGTAAATCAATACCTACCCAATTGTGGCTTCTACTGCTTCCTTGCAATTCTTATAGTTATTGCGCGATGCCCGATAGCTCTAATGGGTAGCGGATGTATCCCCAATTATTTTGCCATCAAGTGCGCCACGTGAAACTACAAAAGTGCGTGAAGCAACTGCTTGCGCTTTACAAGCTTCGAGTGGCGCGTTGCCAATCTCTGAAGCTATTACACAATTTATATAATCTTCAAGGTCTATTTCTTTAATAGTGTTTTTCTTACACTTAAAGAATTTCATATTTTCCTCTGTGGTAATTTTAACTTTAATTTTCATAATTCCCCACCTCCTCTTATAGAAGGTATTTTTATAAATTGACTTTTATTGTAATTTATAATATAATTTTATTATGAAAGAAGGGATTATATGTTAAAAAATTATCCAGAAATTTTGGAGAGAATTAAGAAGAATGAGACGATTCATGATAATGAATGTAGTGGCGCAGACATTTTTCGCGCGGTGCGGGATAGAGCATTAAAATCCTTCCGCTTTGAGGGTGTGCTTTGGGAAATTAGTTTAATTCCAAAGCCAACAAATGCTATGGCAGATGTAATTATTGCAGATGATGAGAAAATGCCACGATGGGATGACCTTACGCACATTATAAAAGGTATGATTGCGCGCACGCATGATAATATACCATTTGCTCTTTTGTTAGATGATGTATTCTATCAAGTACATATTGATATATTGGAGTCGGAAAGATAATGTATACATATGAAGAATTTAAGGAAATTATTCGTACGAAGCAACCAGTTGATTATGATAAAGTACGTGGAAGTGATTGGTTTCGCGCGGTGCGTGACAATGTGCTTAGTACATGTCGTTTTCATGGAATCCTATATGAAGTCCATTTTTTTAAGCCAACTTTCAACTTATATACTCACACTCAAATCATAACTGATGAAAGATGTCCAACATTAGAAGAAACGCAACATATTATGTTGCAAATTACTTATGATTGGCGTGAAGATGACCATATTTTGGTTGAAATAGATGGTGAAATTTACGACACGATAATAGAGGTATTGGAGACAGATGAATAAGCGTTATTTCAAATTCGCGCGGGTTGCCGCGATGGGCGCTACATATCATGGTTCTCATAATTTTAAACCAGCGATTGGTGCAGTGGCAGTATACAAAGGCAGTATTGTAGCATCTGCATGTAATGCTAATAAAACATCGCCGCTGCAAGCGCAATATAATGTCTATCGCTACAAAGATTCAGATACGCTTCCGAAAGTACATGCTGAAACGGCGCTTGTACAGAAGTTGCGTTGGAAATTTGGAAACTCTTTAGATTGGTCTAAAGTTCATATATACCTGTATCGAGAATACGTAAATGGAGAATTGGCTCCAAGTCGTCCATGTCCTAGTTGTTGCGCGCTGTTGCGTAATCTTGGAGTTAAAAAAGTTTATTATACAACCGAAGATGGATACGTTGAAGAGAAATTTAAATAAGAAGAGATGAAAAATTTTCATCTCTTTTTTTTATTTACTTAAAATAAAAGAAATGATTCCCTTGTTGCTTATTTACCTATAATAGAGAAATAGATTTCTTTCAAAGGCATAGCCTTTGAAAATTTAAGAGAAAAAGGAGGTAATTATCGTGGCATATACTGAACCTACATATACAGCCCATAATTGGAGCGTAGGCGAACCAGTAACAAAGTAGCGCATGAATACTATAGAAGAAGTATTGGAAGCAGCATATAATAATGCAAAAATCGGTACTGATAATGCGTCTGCTGCATTAAATCGTATTGGCACTGGTTTTGAAACATCTTCAGTATCTACTGAGTTAAATGCATTAAAAGATACGGTAAATCGTATCAATAATACCACAGAAATGAATGGTATTAAATCAGATATCGCTGATTTGAAAAATGCAATCAATGCCGCGAAGGTGGTTGGAAGTCCTAGTCAAACTACTCTCGCAGGTAAAATTCAAGAATTAGTAGCTACAGATGAAGATGTTAATAGGCGTTTAACTACAGCTGAATAGGCAATTAGTCTTGCTGCTCGTGTTGGCACCGCCGACCCAACGACTGGGTTGTATTCGTTAGCGGATACATTATCATAGTTTGTAACGCGTTTTGAGTCACATGAAAATACTATGGGCAATGTTACTGCAGCTCTCGCAGGGGCTGTGGCTCTTTATAAAGATGCTGAACACCCAACTATTACTAGTAGTTCTACATTGCCAGCTATTATTGAAATTATTAAAAATGATATTATTACATTAAAATCAACTGATAATACTCATACTTTAAATATTAGTGATAATACTACGGCAATCAATCAAATTATAGCCAAATTGGGATATGGTAATCTAGCTGAAGATGAAACTGGTACTATTAGAGCTATCTTAACCACACTTGAAAGCAATTTACAAAAATATGCTCGTGATTAGGACACTATGAATAGTGAGTCTGATAGAGCCTATACAGATACAAAGACCGCTGAGATTAGTGCCGCGCACCGCGATGAAAATGATACATTAGATGCTCGTTTTGATGCTATTGAATCTGCCGCAACCGAACTTACAGGTAGAGTTGCTCAAAATGAATCTGATATTGATACAATTGAATCTAATGCTACGACATTAACTGGTAGGGTTGATACTTTAAGCTCTAAGGTATCTACTTTAGAGACTGGTGTAGCAAATGCAGCTACACAATCTAGTGTAAATGATTTAACTGGACGTGTTACCGCTCTTGAAGGAAAAGATACTATTGTAATGGATGAGGTTACATACGATTCTAATGGTAAACCTCAAATTGATAGCGCAGATATTAAAGCAGATGCTGATTATTTATTACATAATACTGATGGTAAATACTACTATTGGCGCTATATTAACAACGAATGGATGTTAATTAGCGGCGGTGGCGGTAGTGGTGAAGGCGGCGGAAATAATTCTGGATATGATTTTACTTCTGTAGAAGATTATAACGCTGCAACTAAAACTACAAATGCAGATTATTATGTAGAAAAAGATGATGGCGTACATCATTATAGATGGGTTCAACATACTGATTTAGATACGGGCGTAACGACTTTAGAGGAAATTGAAATAGGTTGTGTCGCGGATACTTCCAATATTAGGAAATATAATATTGCGCTTGAAACTGTCACTGCGAACGATGTAACAACCAACTATCTTAATTTCTATGAATTTAGCGCGAATGAATCTAATGAAATTGATGAAGCAGATGAAGCAAATGAAATTGCTCGTCTATTACCAAATCGTATTCGTCAAATTGTTTTACCTGCAACTGGAGGCGGTGGTGGTACTGTTTCTGGTATGAAATTTACACGTATTACTCCTCGTCTATTTACATCTGCTATTAATGGCGACCAGCCTATTAAAGTATAGTTCTTCTTTACAACGGGTGAAGCAAATGATGGCGCCTATTATGATTTATATATTGGACGTATTGTTAATAATGCTACAACAGATGAACGAAAAGTATTATCTGATGTATCAATAACAAGCGGTGACCCTGAAGATAAATCTACTACATGGCCAACTTCTGCTTCAATTCCTACTGGTTTCTATGAGATTGATTTAAGTCAATACTTTAATTAGGTAGGCTATTATAGTATCAGATTACAAGCTCGTTCTTCTGATAATGATACACTAACTGGTAGTATTAACTGGGAATTACATACTATTAATTTTGATTTAACTTCTGATTCAGAAGATGGCTTAATTGTTAGTGTAACCGAACCAGTAGAATTAAATTATACGCCTTGGGGCGCAATTAATAAAACATTACATGTTGTTATTGACGGTAATACTGATACAGCGCAAAATATTGCTCTATCAGAGCGTACTAGCGGCCGTCCAGCTACTGTCACACTTCCCACTCAAACTCATGGATTACATAAAATTGATATGTATATGGATGCAGTTATTAATAATATGACTATTCCAACTAAGCATATCTATAGAGAATATATTTGGTATGATGCTTCTGATGAAAATGCAGCTCCAATTATTGTAGCCTCTCGTTATAATAATTAGACTATAGATTTAGACGCTTATACTGATTTTACTATTCCATATTCTGTATATCATAAAGAAGAGGGTTCCTATTTAATTGAATTCTATCGTGATTATGGTATGGCTTCAGAAGTAAATCTAGGTCAGATTCAAGCCACTGGCAATGTAGTTTCTACTTTTAGTTATATTCCAGTAACTGCTGATAATAATGATGAAACTCATATTATTACGATTAAAGTGGGTAATCAAACCGCTACCATTACTCTTCATGTATCTCCTATTGACTAGGATGTATCACCGATTAGTGGTGCTTTAATTGATTTTGACCCTTCTACTTTAACTAATAATTCAGTTAATCGTGAACCTGAATGGAAAACTGCAACTACTGCTTATGATAACTTTGGTCAATGGACTCAAGGAACATCTTATAGTGTTGGTTCCAATGTTATTTATAATGGTTATGCCTATACTTGTCGTGTAGCACATACTGCTACTAGTTGGATTCCATCAAATTGGTCTGAATTAGGAGCCTATAAATTCTATCTCAAAACTTCTCCTAACTTTAACTGGTCTAATGATATTAGCGGCGGTGGTTATAAAGAAGATGAAGATGGAAAGTGTTTTATCATAAAAGCAGGTTCTTATATTGACTTAAACTATAAAATGTTTAAGAGCAATAATGGCCGTAGTGCTATTTATGATACTGGCGCAGAAATGAAGGTAATATTTAAAACCGCCGCGGTCCGTGATGCCGGTGCAGTCTGGTTTACTAATGTATAGAATGTTAATAATAAGCAAGTTGGTATTCAGCTTGGCGCGCACGTAGGTTGGCTAAAGACTGATAAGGCGTCTGATGGCTCTATTGCCGCGACTGATAATTATAGCGATTGGGTTGCAGGAACAGCTTATACTGTAGGCCAAGTAGTGGTTTATGATAGAGCAAATGATGGTACAATATATGAATGTATTACAGAAAATTCTGATACAGAATTTAATGATAAGAAATGGTTAAAAATGGGTAAGGTTGAAACAAGCGTAGACGCGACCAATACTTATCTATATTTCCCATATTCTGAAGAAGATAAGATTGAATTAGATATCAATATCAATAAGTATATTGAAGGCGAAAATAACAACTTCATTATGTCTTATGAAGATGGTGTACCTTCTAAAGCCTTACCATATATTTATGGTGACGGCGGCGACGGTTTATATCATCCAACAGGAGAAGAAGCGACTATTCGTATTGGTTCACCCGATTGTGATGTATATATTTATAGATTGCGTGTCTATAATAAATCTCTAACTACAGGCGAAATTCTTCAGAATTTTATTGCTGATGGTAAAACAATCCAAGAAAAAGTACGGCGTTATGAACGTAATTGTATTTACTGGGATGAAGAACAACAGCGCTTCTTTACTACACCATCTGGTACTGCTAAATTAGACCCAATTAAATTAGCAGAAAAGATGCCAAATGTTAAGGTATTAATGCTTGAAGCGCCAACATTCACCTTAAATAAGAATTCTTATATTAAGGATACTAGTTTAAGATGTTTACAAGTACAAATTGATTCAAATGGCAATTATGTTTATCCGCCAGAAGGAAACTGGTTCTTCCAGAAGGGATATCATGCTGGTCAAGGTACTACTTCTGATAACTACGGTCAAGCAGGACGTAATGTTGACTTCTTATTTGAATGCGATGGTGTTAATTAGCCAGCGAAATAGAAAAATATTAAGGGATATACTTCTGATTATAAATCTTCACTATTACGCGGTAATAATACCTCTAAATGGGTTGTTGTCGGTAAGAATGCCGCAGATGAAGATATTTATGCATGGCGTCCAGTTGATGGCGCAGAAGCAGAATTATGTTCTGATTGGAAAGGTGATGATTGTAAAGTACAATTAACATCTACCTCAGTACCAAATAACTATTTTAACTTAAAAGTTAATATTGCTTCTTCTGAAAATGTTAATAATGCTCTATTCCAGAGACGTTATAGTGAGTTTGTTAATGCAGTTAACCCTTCACCCGCAACTCCAAACCAAGAAGCGGCACATAATTATGCTTCTGATAGTCGTTTCTCAGGGCCAGTAACTGTTAAAAACAGTATGGAATTTGTACCTGCAGTATTATTCATTCGTGAAACTTCTGAGAATATGTCAGAGCATTCTGAATTCTTGGATAATGATTGGCATTTCTATGCATTAGGTAATATTGGTGACTCTAAAAAGACTGACTATACTCGTGCATATGACCCAACTGATATGAATGAATTCACTCTTGAAATCTCTGATAATAATACTAAGAATTCTCAATTCCAGTCTGGTCTATATAAGGTTAATGATGTAGATACAGTAGAGTAGGCCGATAGCGGTACCAACTCTATGAACTATTTATGGGGCTTAACCGATGAACAGTGGAACGCTACTCGTTCACCTAATGCAGATGAACTAGCTATTCGCGCGCAAATCAATGCTGGCGAAGAAGACTTAGTAGATGTTATTATGGGCGGCAAATAGGAAGATGGTAGTGATGGTCAGGTTTATGTAAACTATCGTCATAGAATGCTACATGCTGAGCCATTTGATGGCGACCATTCATTCGAGTTCCGTTATGCTTGCTAGGGCGATTATCGTGATGGTGATTTAATTAATCCATTAAAAACAGATACTGACCCAGAAAAAGTAACACGTTATAAATTGGATAAAGCACAAGAAAAAATAAATCGTAAAGTATTTGAAGCTTTCTATAGTTGGCTCGTTACTGCAAATGATACGCAATTCCGTGATGAAGCAGAATTATGGTTCGTACCAGGAGCGATGGAGTTCTTCTATGCATACACTCATTACTATACTATGATGGATAATCGTGCAAAGAATACATTCTGGCATTTTGCTAAGACTGGTACTCGTCATGCCGTACCTATTGGTCGTGCGGTTCCAGATTTAATGCATATATATGAAGTATCTGATGGCAATAATGGATATATTCCAGCTTCTGGAGACTTTGATAATAGTACTCAATACTATACACAATATGCATTTGATTTATGGGCATATGATATGGATACTGCCGCAGGTATTGATAATAACGGCGCGCTAGTGTTCCCATATGGTAAAGAAGATGGGGATTACCGTACAGAGGGTGACCCTCTTTCTGGTATGGCATTTAACGGCGCAGGTTCTATTTTCTGGCGCAGATTAAGTAAGACTTTTGCTACAGAAATCAGAACCATTATGACTTCTGCTCCAGTAACTTGTTTTAATGCTCAAAATTTGATTGATGAATTTGATGCAACACAAGAATGCTATCCAGAAGAAGTATGGCGCTTAGATATTGAACGTAAATATATTCGTACATTTACTGGTATTACTAAGAATTTAAAATATGATAATGCAGTAGCTACTGGTAAATAGAATCCTCGTTTCTTACGTTCTATGATGCAAGGCCGCAAGAAATATCAACGTCGTCAATGGATTCGTGATTAGGGTGTATATTTTAATAGTAAATATCGTTTAACTGATATTATTACTAATGATAATACAATAGAATTTAATGCTACAACTCCTGCAATTCCAGAATGGCAATCTAACACTTAGTATTATATTAACGATTATGTACGTACTAGAATTGAGCCATTTGATGAATTAAAACCGAAGTTCCAAGTTTGGAGATGTACTACGGCTAATACGGATAGCACTTTCACGTAGTCTCATTGGCAAGCTTCAGTTACTCCTGAATATTTACTAACGCTTACTCCATATCAAGACATGTACTTAAATGTACAGGTAGGTAATGGTAACTATCAACCATAGACTCGCGCGAAAGCAAATCGTACGTATACATATGATATCAGTGGTAGTTATCAGGAAACTCGTATTTATATTAACGGTGCAAATCATCTATCCGCAATTGGCGGCTTAGCTCCAATGTATCCATATGAATTTGACTTACGTGCATTATAGCATTTAAAAGTATTAGATATTGGTACAGATGATGCGACTTATACAAATACTAAATTTACTACATTAGGGTTAGAAACAAATAAACCATTGCTTGAAACCTTAAATATAAAGAATTGTCATAGCCTTGGTGGTATGATTAACTTAACTAATGCTACTAATATTCGTACGGTAGAAGCAGAAGGTACCGTTGTAACATCTGTTAATTTACCGCAATATAGTAATATTGAAACATTACATCTACCTTATACTACAACTGATATTTCACTATATGCCGCGCGTCAGCTAAATGATTTCAAGGTACTTGATGCTAATGGTAATATTGATTATAGTAATATTACAAAATTGAATATTGTAGACAGCGACTATTCAGAAAATATTAATTGGATTGATATTGCATTAGAAATGTTAGCTAACAGTACTACAATTTCATTATTAAATCTATATTCTTCTTCTGTGGAATAGTTAAGAGTAATTGACCCACTATATACATAGAAGCAAGCATTAGAATTAGCAGACCGTGGTACAGTAGAATTATCTGGTACGTTAGAGGTTGAAGGCGCATGGGGCGCTGCTCAATTGGCAGACTATGAGGCGGCTTGGCCTGAATTAAATATCGTAGTAGATGATGAACGCGAGACTGTTCAACATAAAGTCATTTATAGATGGGAAGATGGCTTAAATGATGGTGCTGAATTATATCATTATTTCTATGAAAATAATGATGAAGAACTAATTGACCCAGTTGAATTAGGATACATTCCTACACCAGTAAAGCCGCAAAATGAACGTGAGAGCTATACATTCGGTGAATTTGATGGTTCTGGTAATTATTCTCGTTTAACTGGTTGGCGTGAAATTAATAGTAGCAGAAATGCCGCTGTTGATAGTAGTTTATCTCCTGTTAAGCGCGATATAATCTTAGTAACCAATTTTATCGCTACTCCTCGTTCCTATCCTATTGAATGGTATTTACATGAAAATGACAGAACTCCAGTATATACCACGAGAACTGCTAATCGTCTAGTACCATATGGCAGTGGACAAGAATTAGATTTAACGCCAACAGCAAGAGATATCATTGCTGCAGGTAAAGATTTAATTGAAATTCAGAATGGTTCTACAACACGTTATCGCTACTTTAATGGATGGAATACATTACCAATTAATATTTCTCCTTCAAGTAATGATACAGCATTTAAAATTTATGCCAAGTGGCAAGAAGTCAATATTGATTTCAATAATTTAGATGCAAATACTGAATTAACTCCTGCTTTACTATATGCTTTAGCGCATTCTTCTTTTAGTAGCAATGATTTAAGATAGACAATATTGGATATCTATGATACTATTAATATTTAGATGGGCTATGAAGGTACATTAGAGGGAACACAATTACCATATTATCGTAATGATTCATTGTATAATAACTGGTCTTCTAGAGCAACAGTTACAACTAATGTTACTCCTTTTGCGAATAGTTCTGAACCCTTTACGCTTGCTATTGATTATCAATTTAATAAAGAAGATTTATTATCATTGTTTAGTAATGCAAGTATTAACTTAGCAGTATTACTTGGCTGTGAAGACCCACCTAATTCTTCTTCTATTCAAAGTCTAAAGCTTGGTTGTGAAATTGATTCTAGTCGTTAGAATATTTATCCTTATATTAGCTTCGGTGGCAATAATGAACGTAGATATATTGGTAATACAAGTACACTTGGATATCGCAATGTTGTAGTATTACGTAAGCCAAGAAATAGTGATACACTATATATCTATAGCGGTACCGATTAGAATGGACTGATTCCTAACTTTAAAACTTATATCAATTGGCCCTCTATTACATATACTGGAGCTAGTACTATTAATAGCACCGCGCCATTAGTATTCGGTTATAAAACCACAACTTATTCTTCTACCAATACTGAAAAACGTGCTCCTGGTACAATTCATTGGGCAAAGTACTGGAATGAAGATATAGGCGTAGCCGAATGTAAATAGCTTGCATTATGGCCTCATGAAACAATGACATTCGCAGTTGCTGATTATGATGGAGCTGACCTTCATATACTTGAGCAGCAACCAGATACTCCAATCAGCCAGGTTATGTTAACTTCTATTACTTCATCTTCAATTGGTGAAATTATGAATTAGCAGAATCCTCAAGATACCACGAATCTACAAGCACAACAAGGTTGGGGAGAAGATGCAAGTGCTTGGTTACGTCAATTCTATAATAATCGTGTTTTCTTAAGCTTACCAACTATGTGGCAAAGCTTTATTGGCGCGACTAATGCTCTTATGCATAGTACAGGCTATAGACCGACAAAATGGAGCGGTGATAGCGGAGTAGGACAAAAGTTTGATATTAATTTAGGTATAGCAACTTGTAATGATGAAATTTATATACCTAGTTTTGTTGAAGTAATTGGTTCTGCTTATGAACAATCTGATGCATATAAAGACCGTTTCGGTGCCCATGGTGAAGGTTGGGTATCCTTCCCTTGGATTAATTATTCAAATATGCATGTATATTCACCAAGTAATCCAGATACAGAATTAGCCAAAGGATTAGTTGAATTGGGATATAAACGTTTACGCTTCCCGAATATTCCTCTTGCAGAAGAATTCTCAGTTTATCAATACAATGGTGAAACTACTCCACTTGAATCAATAATGCTCAGAAGCCAAGATGTTTCTGATAGAGAAGCTACTTTAGCATATCTAGAAACATTACGTGGAAAAGTAGTACTTGTTGATTAGTAGACTGGAGCGGCATATATTTATGCTACTCAGGCTGATAAGAATAACGGTATTCAGACGGTCGCAGCCTCTTCTAATAGTCTAACATGTACATATGGTGGTTGGGTTAAATCTTCTTCTTACTGGCTTCGTTCAGTACATGACGTTAACTCCTTACAACCTCCATTCTTCATGTATGTTACAGCTACTGGTGTAGTTCCTACTTAGAATCCTTCTTATAACTGGTCTACTGGTAGCGGCAATAATGGTTTAAGTGCATGTGGTATAACTTATTCCTTCTCTATTTAATATAATGGGATAGGGCGTAAGCCCTATCCCTCATTTTTGAGGTGATAAAATGCGTTATTTTAAAATAATGACCGATAATTCATTTATCGGAGTAGTAAGTTCTAATGGGTTTTTACGTTATCAAAAGAAACATAACCTATATATTACTACTACAGTTAGCCGTGGAGAAGTAGTGAGTTATAATGGATAGTTATATCATGATGTATGGATGTAGCCACTACAAGGAACCGCTACTTATATTTCAGCTTATGTAGTAGAAATTGAAGAAGATGAATATAGACAATTGTATGAAGCAATTGAATAGGAACTTCCAATAGATTTAACTCCTATTCAGCCAAATGCTCAACTTCCAGTAATGGAAGAAAAGAAAGATACAATTACTATTGAATATGCAAAGCAACTAAAAATTCATGCACTTTAGCAGCAATGCGAACAAGCAATTTATAGTGGCTTTGACTATAATGATAAACATTATTCACTAACAACTACTGACCAAATTAATTTACTATCTGCATAGAATCAGATTCTTGCAGGCGCAGAAAGTGCTTTTTATCACGCCGATGGTGAAATGATTTAGGCATATAGTGCTGTAGAAATTACGACTCTCGCGCAACATATGAATACTCATATTGCAGATTGTATCAATACATTTCAAGTTTTGCGCGAGCATGTTAATGAATTGGAGGAAGTAAAGGAAATTTTGGCAGTTGAATGGAGTGATGCCTATGGCGAATAAAGTTGCCGCCGCGGCCTTACAGTATAGTAAGTGGCTTAGCCGCTTCATCTGTTGGGTATGGGCAACACATCGTTTTATTATTTATATTTTAGCCGCGATTAGACCTGAAGCCGCTGATGCTCTTGTATCAAGTATTGGACAATTAGATACTATTATGCTAGTAAATGAAGGAACATATCTTGTTAATTCATTAGGAGAGAAATGGCTATATAGTGACCGATATGTTTTAAGTGTATTTAAAAATGGCTGGTTTAAAAGTCTTATGGCTAAAATAAATCATACTGAAAAAGAAGAAAAAAAAGATGATGAAATCTTTGATGAAGAAGTAGAGAATGGTTAAAGAGAGAGCGACTTGGGTCGCTCTCTTTTTTTATATTTTAAAAAAATTATGCCTATTTTCTTTTAGCTTCTCATACTAATTATATAGAAGATTCTATCATAAAAATAAGGGGGTATAATATGGATATACTAGATATTATGATAGCAAAAGCTATGACTCCACAAGGTAAAACTGATGCTTATGTAGCTAAAGCTAATGCGGCCGCAGCAAAAGCAGCAAAGGCAGAGCAAGATGCTGCCGCGGCAATTGCTACTGTTGATGCCGCAGCTTCTGATATTGCAGACAAGAAAACTGAAGCCGCAGAATTACTTGCTGCCGCGCAAGAAGCATTAGAAACAGCGCAAGAGGCACAGATTAATACATTAGATATTGATGATATAGATGATGAAATTGATAGATTAGCACTTGAATTAACTAGTACTAATTCTTCTGACGCTATTGCTTCTACATTAAAAATGACTACACCTTCTGGTGAAATTAAAAATGTAGAAAATATAGTAAAATTATATAAATCTACTGGTACGAATGAAGACGGGACTATGACTTAGAAAGCGATTACAGATGCCTTAGATGAAAAAGCAAGTACGGCTTATGTTAATCAAGCTATCGCGGCGATACCGCATACTGGTGGTGGTGGAGTTTCTAATCTTGGTTCAGATACAGCAGGACATTTAGTAAAAGTAGGAGAAGATGGAAACATTACTGCTGCTGATGTAACTGAATCTCAACTAATTGAAACTCTAATGCGTGCGGGTGCGTATGAAGCTAAAGATGCTCTAGGCCTATAGATTGACTATGAAGCAAAAGCTTTCTAGCGTACATAGCAAGCAGACACCGCAGATTTTAACAGCTTCAGTATGTATGGCGGCAGAATGCGTTGTAATGTATCAGATAATGGTAATATTACTGCATTCTATGGAGATGCTAATTATAAAGATGATGGCTCTAATGGGCAAGTTATGGTTTATTAGCCTAAATTCTATTATCAACGCATTCCACTAAAAGTACAGTCTGGTGCGAATGGTAAAATTGTGCGTTCTGAATCTATCATTGTTTCTCCAACTGCACAAAGTGGCTTTAAACTTCATCCTATCTTTAAAAATAATGATGAAGAATTAGATTATGTTCTATTACCTGCTTATGAAGGTTCATTATAGGGCAATAAACTTGCTTCAATTGGCGGGGTAAAACCAGCGAGTAATATGACCGTCGCACAAGCGGAAGCTTATGCGGTAGCTCGTGGTACTGGTTGGCATATCACTAATATGGCAGCAGAATCTGCAACACAAATGCTAAGTATTGTTGAGTTGGGTACAATGAATGGTCAGGATGCAATTGAGAGTGGTATTTCTGATATTACTAATGTTAATGGCGTTAATTGCGCTTCTTATACAGGGTCAACTGCAGCACTAGGAAATGCTACCGGTCATGCTGAATCCTCTATTAATGAAGTTAATGGAACAGAAACAGAGTATGATGTTGCTGGAAAACGCGCTATTAGTTATCGTGGTATGGAAAATATTTGGGGCAATATGTGGCGTTTCATTGGCGGCTTAAATATTCATGGCGATGGATATGCACAAGGCGGAAAGCCATATATCTGTAAGAATTTCAATTACATTCTTGATAGCATTCCTAGTAATTATGAATATATTGGTTTTAATTTACCAACTACACAAGGATGGATTTCTGCTATGGGATATGGCTCTGCAGATTATGATTGGGTATTATTGCCTGCAGAATGCGCTTCTACCGCAAATAGTGCCTTACCAGTTGGTGATAGCTTATGGGTAACTGGTAATCTAGCGGGATATAGAATTGCAGGTATTGGTGGTAGCTATTCCTTTAAAGAAAGTAATGGCCTATTCTATTATGCATGTGACCGCAGTTCCTCTGATTCTGCTCGTCCAAATTATGGCGCAAATCTAATGTTTATCCCGACTAAAAATTCTATCTATACAGCTAATATACAAAAATGGAACAGTAAAATAGGAGGTTGATAACTATGACCGATTATGGAAAAATGCGCGGCAGCGTAAAACCATAGGACATTGAAATTACTGCTAATGCAGTATTTATTGCTAGTGATATCACTCCTTTTAAAGAAAAAATTGATGATTATGTATATGAAGGCTATGAGTATTTATATAAAAGTTATACTAAAGATGAATATCTTTTGAAACTCGCGCAAGAAAATGCTGAATTGCGGCAGACTGTATTAGATACTCAAATGGCGCTAGTAGAATTATATGAAGGGAGTGATGAAGTATGAATCCAATGGTAAAAATTTATGTTAATTTAATTAAAAATGGATTAAAAACTTTAGATGATGTACCTTCTAAATTAAGATTGGCGGTTGAGACTGCTTTAAACACTTGACATTGTATAATCAAATATGATATAATAAAAGAAAAAGGAGGTCACTGATATGACAGATGTGACTTGGATTGTTCTTGGCTTTGTATTTATAGCAATTGGCGCTTATTTTAGTTTTATCAAGCCATGGCTGGCTTCTAAACTAAGTGCTGACCAACTTACTCTTCTTAATAATCTTGCAAAGGTTGCGGTATAGGCCGCAGAATAGATTATCAATATCGTAACTGGTAAGGATAAGAAAACATTTGCTATGGATTACATTAAAGCATTGCTTGCTAAAATGCATCTTACCTTTGATGAAAATGCTATTAGTGCCGCAATCGAATCTCAGGTATATGAGATGAATAAGGATAAAGAAAAAAACTTGCCTTCTGGTGATGCAGAATGATAACAATGAAAGTAACTGCTCCATCAGGAAATACTGTTAATATGCGTGCTGGGGCGAGTATCTCTAGTAGAGTACTCGCCGTAGTACCGTTATCTACTCTTATTGAAGTAATTATGCGTGAAAATGAAGATTGGTATAAGGTTAGATATAAAGGAACAGAAGGCTATATGATGGCTAAATTCCTTCGTAATACTGAAATCAATCAAGACGATTTACGCGCAGTGTATAACTCATTACAAGAAACTTTAAAGCTTCTTGATAAAATACTCAAGTGAGGTTTAACATGGAAGAATTTGGATGCCCATATTGTTGGGATGCAAGAAAAAAACAAGAAAAACCCGTACTCTTCTTTTTTGACGCGGCAAATAATTATCGAGAATGCGATTACTGCCCTAAATGCGGCAGAAAATATGGGGAGGAACCAATAAATGAATAGTTGGAATCAATCACAAACCCAGAATAATATGACTGTGGGACAAGCACAGTTTAATCCATATGGTTCTTGGAATTATCCTAATGCACAGCCAAGAACTTTTAATCCAATCTATCATGCAGACCCTATACATGGAGAAAATGCCGCTTGGTAGTTTCCTATGGGGCCGAATAGTGAGATTTATTTGCCCGATGCAGATAGAGATATTATTTGGTGGATAAAGACAGACCAAAATGGTAATAAATAGGTAGTACCTTTTGATGTAAAACCACATCAAGAGCCTGCGCCTGTCGATACTCAAGATTTAGCCGCTAGACTCGCGGCTGTGGAGGAATGGATAAATGGCAAGTCTAATAAGTCAAATGCGAAACGGAACCCAGCCCAAGTCTCAGCAGCAAATGCAACTGTAGAATAATGTAGCATAGATACGTGGTTTGATGCAATAGGCTAAAATGGCATCAAATCCTAGTTAGTTTTTATTAAATTATATACAACAAAATCCATAGTATGCTTAGGTAATTAAGATGCTTACAAATGGCGCCAATCCGCAACAACTAGCTCAACAAATGGCGCGAGAACGAGGGATAGATTTAAATGCGCTAATCGCGCAGTTAGGAGGTTAGTAATATGACTAAGATTGTTTTTAATAATAATGAAAATGAAGCGGTTGAAATTAGTGGCTTCAATAGGAATACTTCTTTTAGTGAAGATAATACAATTAGCAATGCTTATGTAAATGCAATTGGAGGAGTTGCCATTCTACAAAAGTATGGGATTGAGACGATTACTTCTATAAAAATTTATAATGATGAAGAAGTTATTTATGAATTAGATAATCTAAATGCAAAGATTAGTAATATTGATGAATATCTTAATAATGAATAGATTACCGTGAATGCGAATATTCTATTTAATATTTAAAATATGATAAAAATGAAATTTGGCCATGAAAATGGCCAAATTTTTTTATTGCCCTAAAATAATTAGATAATTTTAAAAGTAGCTTTCCCACATATAATATGTTGGAGAAAGACTCCGACAAATTAAATTAAAATTAAAATTTATTTAAAGGAGGTCGGTCCCTATGGGAGAAAATGGACTTTCACCAGCCGATATCGCGGCAGTTAATGGTAACTATGGCGAGAATGGATGGGGCGGAATGATTTGGCTCTTTGCTATTCTTGCAATGATGAATGGTGGATTTGGATTCGGTGGCGGCTATCGTCCACAGTATGCAACTCAGGATTTCGTTCAGAATGGTTTTAATTTTAATGACCTACAAGACCAAAATCGTGACATTATGCAAGCTATCAATATGGGCACTGCTCAGAGTGTAGCAACTACTAACAATGTTTATCATGACCTAATGAATGGTTTATCTGATAAATATACTGAGCTACAACGTGATATTGCTGGTTTAGCAGTTGGTCAGGCTAATCAACTAGCTCGTATCAATGAATGCTGCTGCAATACACAGAGTGCTATTGCTCAGGCCAATTATGATGCTGCGATGCGTGATGCTGCAACCAATGCTAACTTTACCGCTTAGATTCAGGGTCTAAAAGACATGATTAAGGACGATAAGATGGAAGCAATGCAGAATCGTATTAATCAACTTGAACTACAGAATCAACTTCAGGGTGTTGTTCGTTATCCTAATGGATGGACCTATAATGCTGGTAACTCACCATTTTGTGGCGGGTGCAATATGTAATTAAGAGTGTATTAAGTACACCAATGATTATATTTTTGGGACGTACTTTGTACGTCCCTTTTATTTTTTTATTAAATGGAGGTAATCATTATGTTACAGATTTATTCCAATAATTTAGAAGTTGCTGCTAATACGGCTATTCCTTTTCACAATGTATTTATGGATAAAGGATGCGGTGAAAGTCTTTCCGCGCCAGCTACAGTTCAGCTCAACAAACAAGGTGTTTATCTAATTGAACTAGATGGTTATGCTACTCCTGATGCAGCAACTGCTGTAACCATTCAACTATATGTAAATGGTGTTGCGCAGCCACAAGCCATTACATCATTTGTTCCTGCCGCAGTTACTGATACTCGTACATTTGGTTTTAAAACTTTCGTTCGTGTACTTGAAAACAATTGTAATTGTAATGTTCTAACCGGACCTACTACTCTTCAATTTATTAATGGTGATACTGCATTAAGTGAATTACATATTAATGCAGTAATTACTAAGATTCGTTAATATGACAACTGAAGAAATTTTTAATAAAATTATTTCACATATGGTAGAAGGTATTATGATACATGACGAACTAGCAAATGGTTATGACTTCTTAGGCTTATATGGATTTGCCAAATGCCATGACTATCATCATTTGGAGGAAACATGCTCATATAGAAAAATGTCGCATTATTATTCTACCCACTACCATAAACTTTTATTAGTAGATACTTAGGTTAGACAAAAAATTATACCCGAAACATGGCGTAAATATACTACATTTGATGTAGACACGAATACCAAACGTACCGCAATTAAAGATATGATGAAAGCATGGATTAATTGGGAACGTGATACAAAAAAATTATATCAAGAAATGCGGCAAGAGCTTTGTAATATAGGTGAATGCGCAGCGGCTTTAGAATTAGATAAATACATTCTTGATGTAACAGATGAGCTTGTTCATGCAGAAAAGAAACTTATTAAATTAGAAGCAATAAATTATGATATTGTTCAAATAATAGATTGGCAATAGCCAATGTATAAAAAATATAAAAAGTTATGTAAATAATGGGGTGATAAATATGATTCGACTAATTTAGCGGCGTTTAGTCATACCATGCGGGGATACTGGTTCATTCCAAATTCCCGTACTACAAACCGCACAAGCGGGTGATGTAGCGGTATTTTCTATCTATGACCCTCTCTATAAGAAAACACTTTTACAAAAGGCATTAACTATACCGATTAGTGAGGATAATACTATTACATTTACATTCGCGCGCGAAGATACTATCAATATTGAGCCGCGTAATGATTATTAGTGGGATATAAAAATATATCATAATCCTGTCTATGATGAAAATAATAATATTATAGACGGAGATACAATAGATTCCTACTATTCTGCTTTTAGTCTGCCTATTTGTTAGATTAGGGTTGCACCATGAGATATATTGACGATAGACGTAGAACGCGCGATTTATTATTAGAATATGATAGCGCGATTATGCCATTACATCCTCACGCCGCAGGATTACGTATGGTATATCCATGGGAAATGTATGGTCACTCTAGTAGTGAAGGTAGCGGAAGTGGATTTACTTTAGAAGAACTTGCCAATGGATTATATGAACTCGCGCGATTAAGCGGATTCCAAGGCACGCAAAACTTCTTCTTTAATAACTTTGGCCGCTATATACAAGATAAAGAAGTTAACTTCTTACATTTAAATGAATTTGAAGAACATGGGAAAGAAGATTAGCTTTACTTTAATTTAGATGATAAAATATTATACTATTGGGATAAGAACCAATATATTCCTGTAAATGCTATGTTAGTAGCAAATGCAGTACTAGAAGGAGGCGAAGGCTGATGCCACAATTTAGTTCTTTAAATAAAACAAATACTACTTTACAAGTGCATCACCACACGCCTGCAGAATGGTCAGAAAAGAATCACGTCCTCGCGGCTGGAGAATATGGTCTCGAGGACGGGACTTTTTTATTAAAAATAGGTGATGGCGTTACTCCTTGGAATAGACTCCGTTATCTTAATAAATTAGATGCTCGCTATTTTTCTTATCAAAGTGATGGGTCAGTTACTTTCAGTGATGATTTTCTAGCAGTTGTTGATGATTACGTATAGAAAAGTAATGCAGTAGTTCCTAAATTAACAATTACAAATAACCCTATTGACCCTACAGATGCAGTAACAAAAATTTATGTAGATAAAGCAATTGCAGATGCGGGTATTTTAAGACATTAGTTTGTTTTAGAGTTGCCATCTGTAGAAAATGCAGACCCGAATACAGTTTACATGATAAAAAATAGCGATAATGAATATGACCAATATATCTTAGTAGATGGAGAGTTTTAGACGCTAGGTGCAATTTCTTTTGAATTATAGCCTGCCACGCTTACCACACTAGGCGGTGTACGTGGGTCTAAAGCAGATAATCATGTATTTGTCAATTCACAAGGATTTATGACATTAAATCGTGTATCTACATCTTTATTATATGTGCCAGATGGAGATACATTTTCAATATATGGCGGAACAGCATAGGAGGTGTAATATATGGCTGAAAACACTTTACTTACTAGAATTCAATTAAAGTATGATACTTTTGCAAATTGGGAATCTAGTAGTATTATTTTGAAAAAGGGCGAAGTTGCAATTGCAGAAGTGCCCTCAGAAACCACCGGTTCCAAACTTATGCCTCCAGCTATAGGTATTAAAGTCGGTGATGGAGCACATTTATTTAGATAGTTACCTTGGATTCAAGCCGCTGCAGGTGATGTATATCAATGGGCTAAAGCCCCTGATGTACGCTCAGTACCAGGACTACGCGATTATATTATTGAAACTGCAGGTAACGGTGGCTCCGGTGGCGGCGGTCTTAGCTTACAATATCGTATTATAAAAGGCGGCTCTATTGAGGGCGATACCACCCATACTGATACTAATAAATATTATTTACAATCAAGTACTAATGGCACTGATTGGGTAGATACGCCTTATGAATTAGATTTTACAGGCCCAGAAACAAGATTAGCAGAATTAGAAGAGTGGTCTAAAGCAGGCTTACCATATCGAATGAATTTAGGCACTCGTATTACTAATACAGTTAATGCTATTTTAGACGAATTAGATTATAGTGTTGCTGCGCCTAGTGGAACATTTGTTACTAATGTAACTCAAACAGATGGTAAAATTGCAGTAACCCGTAGCACTTTAAAAGCATCAGATATTAGTGAAGGTGTTCTTAATGTAGACCGCGGCGGTACTGGTTTAAATTCTTTAGATTCTGGTAAGGTACTAATCGGTAATGGTACTAGTGCAGTTACATTTAAATCAATTACTGATTCTTTAAGTGATGCTAATCGCACTTCAACTGATTTAATTACTGCTACTGCTGTATATGCATTTGTTAGCTAGCGTTTAGGTGCTTTGGCAAATGCAATGCGCTTTATTGGGCGCGCAAGCGTACCAGTTCCAATTAATACACCTGCGGCTCCAGGAGTTTCATTAAACCCTAGTATTCCAGGCTATGATTTTGCAAATGCTCGTGCAGGCGATGTTATCTTAGTCGAAGATAATAAAGAATTAGTTTGGGATAGCGAAAATAAACAATGGTTATTATTAGGTTAGGATGGAGATTTTGTAATTCGTGGTAGTATTACCGCATAGGATTTAGCAAATGATTTTAGTTTACCCATGAGTAAAATTACCGATTTAGAAACTGAATTGGCTAAAAAGGTAGATAAATCTAACTATCCAAATCCTTATACTACTGAAGAAAAAAATAAACTAGATGGCATTGAAGAAGGCGCCCAAGTAAATAAAATTGAACATATTAACTTAAATGTAACATCTGATGGCGTTACTACTTCTACTTCTCAAGTTATTAATCCAAATACTAAAACAGCGGAAATAAGTCTTGATTTAAGTAATATGGGCAAAGTAGCAGGAGCAAAGATTCCTAATGGCGCTTCTTCTACAGATATTCCGATTGACCCACAAGATAAAAAATTATAGTTCGCGCGCATTGCTGGCACTGGAGACGTTGCGGACCTAGTACAAACCTCTCAAACAATTCTTGTCCTTAATTGCGGCAGTGCCACTGAGGTGATTACTGATGCCACCATTGGTAGCTAATGAAATTAAAACTCGAATTTAGAATAAAGAAGCCACTTTTAACTAGTGGCAAGCCAGTAATGTAGTGGCATTAAAAGGTGAATTAATCGTGTACGCGCCAGAAGGTTCTCGCGCGGCTCGATTAAAAATAGGCGACGGCGAAACCACTGTCGCCAACTTACCTTTTATAGATGCGGGAACGGTTAATGGACGTATTATTGAGGAAGTTATTCAAATTTATGATAACCTCGCTTCTTTCCCACGTATGGGAGATAGCGATAATAATGACCCGCAACAAATGAGTTTATATGTTGACGCAAGTACGCATCGACTATATTATTGGGATAGAACTGCTTAGGATTATTATGTATTAAGTGGATTAACTTATACTCCTCAAACACGTATGATTTCTACGGTAAGAAGTTGGAGTGCAGGTACTCCAGCTACGGCAGGGATGCATTTCAATACTTTATGTTTTACTGGTGGTACTGCACCATCACTAGTTACTGATGAACCTTTTAATGTAGTAACTGGAATAACTAGTCAATAAGGAGGTAACTTATGGCATATATAGCTAACATGCAATTAGAACCAAATGGCCCTATTTTGCCAATAGGTTCCACTTTATTTGGTACTTGCTCTACAGGTATGGCAGCATCTGAAAAAATTGTTGATATTCCGGGATTTGCTTTAACTAGCGCAGCCACATTTGAAGAAGATGGCGAAATTGATAATGGTATTACCATTCATGTTTATTTTTCTCGCGCTAATAATGTAACATCTAATATATCATTAAATATAAATAGTCTTGGCGCGAAACCAGTATTAAATCCAAGTGGCGCTTTAACTTGGAAAGCAAATAGTGTTATTAGTTTTACCTATTATAATCAATATAATGGCGGAACTTGGTTTATGAATAGCAGTGGTAATACACAGATTACTGCGGCAGATTTATAGCGTATATTGGGTGACCTTAAACTCATGAGTTTTAAAGGCACTATTGATACTGATGATGAACTACCATATGACGCTAATAATGGTGATACTTATAAAGTTATTGCTGACCATTATGATGTTTACTTTGATAACTCTGGTACCGGTGAAACCTTTACAGCAAAGGCCGGAGATTTATTAATCGCCGTTGTAGAAGAAGGAGAAGTCAAATGGGTATTAATTCCTTCTGGTGATGATAGCGATATATTTATAGAAAAACAAATAACAGGACCAAACTCAACTAAATTTATTCAAGGCAACGGCGAGTATAAAAATTTAGTAGCCGAAAATATATTTGCAATAAATGAAGAAGGAGTATTAGATATATATCAAACAGCCATGGTAAATGCTCAGGCTGAATAAGAAAAAAGGAGGGATTATTATGGGCTTTTTAAATAAATTGAGAGTACATACAGTAAATAATACTACTACCTCTCTACTTATTGAGCCAACGTTATGGGCAGTATCTTAGACAGCGGCGGATGTGCCTGATAAGGTTATTCCTCTAGATAATGATTTTAAATTAGTAACGGGTGTACAGATTGCAGTACGTTTTACTAATACTAATACCGCTGATAATCCACGTTTAAAAATTGGTGCTGAAAATCCAATTGGTATTATTTATAAAAATGTAGCGATATCTAAAGATATGCTTTTGCAAGATATTGTATATCAATTTGTTTATAATGGTGCGAATTTTGAATTAATATCTGCAGCCACAGCTTGGGCTAATCCACAAAAGGTTTATGTAGATTTAGGTAATGATAATACTGAGAATTCTACGATTCAAGGTGGAAAGCCAAATGCCGCAGAAATCATTAGTATTAACGGTGTATTAGGTATCGCGCATGGCGGTACAGGTTCTAATACTTAGACTGCTAATAGATTAATAGGTACAGATAGTAATGCTGCATTAGTTTCAACTGGTCATTATGCAGATAACGTTCATATTGGAATAAATAGTACAAATACTCCTACAGCGAACTTAGAAGTAACCGGTACTGTCAATATTAAGCCTCTTGAGACTGATGATTAGGCAATAGATAAATATTTTACCGTTGGTCACATGGGAATTCGTTATCTATCTATAGGCGCAAATGGTATATAGAGCTATGAAATTCCCGTTCTTAATGGCTCTGAAGTGCCTGGAGAATTATTGATTTAGCCAGTGGGCGGCGTTTTACGTATAGGTAATATAAATAATGTAAATGTAACCGCTAACCTATATGGCGCATTTAATTTTATTACTAGCAATGGTTTAAACTTTTCTGGTATTGAAACATTAAATACTAATGCATATACCCCACTATGGTTTTCTGTTGCTGCATTGGATAATTTGGGTAGACCCGCAAATGGTATTGGTACTCCCCAATATAATATGAATTTAACTTATAATCCATTTACAAATTATTTAGCAATAGACAATGGCGGTATAACTACTACTAGTGGCGCATTAACAGTAACTGCAGCAGATAATTTAATCTTAGCCGCAGGCACAGGACATGATATAATTTATTCTAATAATGAAAATGTATTAGGAAAAATTACTTCTGATGGAGTATTTGTTATCGGCACGCCAGAAACTATTCCTGCTAATGTTAATCTATTAGTAGATGGAAGCGCGAAAATTACAGAGAATTTATATGTAGAAGGTAATATTATTCCTTAGCCAGCTACGGGTGAACAAGTTACTCTTGGCCCAATAGATAGAATTACTTTTTCAGAAAATACAGCAACATTTGGTGACGCATATACTCCAGTATATTGGAATAATGGAGCTCCTGCTGCAGTAAGTGTAGTTTAGAAATAGACATTTACTATTCCTTCAGGCGCGACGAGTGTTACTTTATCTAATAGTGCTTATGATACAAATACCATCGTATTATAGATTGTAATTACTGAAAATGGTACTAGTTTACGTGGCCCAATTGAGACAAACAGTGCTACTGGCTCATTAACCTTAACATCTACAACTGCTACGGGTGATGCCGCAGTAAGTGGATATGTAATAACTGCGCGCGGAGTAGAACTAACTAACCAAGGAGGCGGTTCATAATGCAACAACGCTTTTTAATGGATAGTTATGCCGCGCGTGTACTTATTTAGACTCCCGGCACTACTAGTAGTTTTTTACGTGGAGATAATACTTTTACTAATATTCTTAGTACAAAAACAGGACTCATTATTTCCTTATAGGAAATAGAACGAAATATTTTTCAACACGCACTAAAAATTGAGCGAGATTAGAATGTCGGCTTTAGTTTAGCTGTGTATAATAATGATTACGGACTTTATAGTACATCTTAGAATAGATGGATTTTAAAGTATGATAGTAGTACATCAGCATTTATTTTTTATGGTAATGCTAACACAGCTACTACATTAGCAAGTACTGGTACAACAGCTCAATTTTGGCGTGGTGATAATACTTGGACAAATATATTAACTGGCCCATTAAATATTATCAATGAACGTATTCTTAACTTCAGAGCTGATAGTACTAATAGTGAAGGGTGGATTAGTGTTGATAGTAATGCCGTGCATATTGCATTACCAGGTACATTAGAATTACAAGTACATTCTACTGATGGTTCAACTGGATGGGTACATGCTTGGGCCTTTAAATCAGAAGGTACTAGTGACTTTGCTGCTAATATAATAACTGGTATTTCTTCTAGTACGGTTACCCTTGAACAAAGCAGTATTATGTTAAGAGAGCGTGGGCGCACTAATAATCAAATTGGTGTTGCCTATGCCCCAACATTAGGTTTCCAATGGCAGAAAAATGCTACTACGGATTAGTCTTCAGGTATATTATATCTTGACCGCTAGGGAAGATTCCATCTAAGAACCTTTACGGCTAATTTAGGTAATGATAATACTTGGTATTAGAAAGAAAATTTATCTTCTAATATTGGATAGATTGAGGCAGTATCTGCACGTGCGATGTGCGCCTATTCTGATGAAGATGGAGTGCGTAGTTTAAAAGATAATTATGTTCGCGTTTTTAATGCATTTGCATTTGATGAATATGAAAATATTAATATCAATGATTTAATTTCTGAGGGCAATACTTTTTGGTTTACTCAGCAATCAGAAATCTTAACTGCACCTTATTTATATGGTTTAACATTAAATCCAACACTAGCGGATGACAGTGAAGGTGGTGCATAGCTTGCATTTGCGCCTAGTACTTCTCGTGTTTATTTTAGAGCATCTCAGACTCCTTTTGCTAGCGCGAGCACAGGTTGGAAATAGATTCCTTATAAAACACCGAATATCGCAGTAGGTAATACTGGTATTCCTGTATATGTAAAAAATACTGGTGAAATTGCAACAATTGCACGTTATGATGGAACTGCCGCGAAAGCATAGGAACTTGTTACCACTCATACGATATGGGGTCAAGAATTTAATGGAACTTAGAATATAACTGGTGAATTAAATATTACTAATGCTGATATTAAAATTAGTAATAGCGGCACAACTACACGCCAAATTCAATGGATAGTTGGCGGTAGCGATTATGCGCGCATCGCTGCAGGCGCGACAGACAATGATATCGGATGGTTAGAAATTGCAACTGCAGACGATGGTAATGAGCCGATTTATGTTAGATAGTATTCTGGAACCTTTAGTACTCAAACTCGTACATTAACTTTATTAGATGCCAGTGGTAATACTAGTATGCCTGGCACAGTTAGTGCTTCTACTTTTATTGGCTCATTACAAGGAAATGCAGATAGTGCCACTAAATTAACCACAAGTGCGGGCAGCACTACTTAGCCTATTTACTTTAATAATGGAAAGCCTGCGGCAACTAGTTATGCTTTAAATGCAACAGTTAATAAGTAGGTTGATGCTGCAACCAATACTAGCACTGATGCATCACGAATTGCATATTATAGTGGTGCACAAGCAATTTCTGGTGGTGCTATTATAACGAATGGAAATTATCTTACTAATGTTAGTTTTTTAGGCATTGGAACCACAAATACGTCTTATAATAATACTGCCTATGGTGGTGCATAGGCACTTTATGTTGTTGGCAATGCTTATGTAACTGGTTCTATCGTAGCTAATAATGGAAAACTTGTTGGTAATAAGGGTTTAACAGTATAGTCTGCTGCATCTATTTATGGCGGATTAACTGTAGTAGATACAGGTATTACCATTACTGCTGGTAATTTAGATTTAACAAATGGTAATATTACTTTATCTAATAATGGTACGCTTTCTCTCGCGGCTGGTACAATATGGTGCGGTACTTTTCAATAGAATACAAATGGCTCTGGAGAAAGACAAATTGGTGTTAGAAATGGCGCTGGTGGATTATACTTATATAGCTCCGCTAGTACTACTGGCGACCGTGGATTATATACCTATAATTCAAAAAATACTTCTGCTGCTGTTATAACAGTTAATAAAGATAATGGTATTACATTTCATGGAAATGCAAGTACTGCTACTAATGCTTCTAGCGCGGATGTTGCACATTCTGTTGATTGGACTGAAGTTGTTAATAAACCTAATTTTGGCACTACAACCTCTACAACAGAAATTAAATATGCCATTAGTGATAGTTATGGTGGAACTGCAAAATATATTGAGCTAGAAGCGGCAGGTAGCAACGGTTATGCATTAAACTTTTCACATAGCGCTAGCGGTGGTACTCGTAATATTTATTTTAACTATGCACTAAGAAATGGTACAGGTAATACTACGAAAACAGCAGTACCAACATTAGCGAATAATGCTATACACTATCATTTTTGTAATTATGCTAATACAACAGCGGCAACTATTCTCCATATGGATAGTATTCAAGCTACTGGCACTATTGAGGGTGAAAAAGTATTTGGTTCTTACTGGAATGACTATGCAGAATATCGTGCTTCTAAGATTCCAATTGAGCCAGGTACCTCTGTAGTAGAAACTGGAGATGGAAAAATTATTTAGGCTACTAAACGCAGATAGGCGGGCGCGCATATTGTTACTGATACATTAGGAATGGCTATAGGTCGAACAGCAACTTGTAATACACCAATTGCGGTTGCTGGACGTGTTATGGCTAAACCTTATCGCGCGAGAAATAAATATAAAATAGGCGCGCCAGTATGTACTGCTCCCGATGGTACAGTAGATGTAATGTCCTGGTTAGAAAAAATATTCTTCCCAGAAGCAATTATAGGATATGTAAGTGAGATTCCTACTTATGAAAAGTGGAATAATGTGCCAGTAAAGGGGCGCATTTGGATTAATTTACGTTAAGGAGGTATAAGTATGGCAGAACAATTTAGTCTTAATACATTTTATGCGCGGAAACTTATACATACTCCAGATAATACTTCTACTTTTTTGCGTGGAGATAACACTTTTACTAATGAATTTGAAGGACAATTATTATTAACTGATAATCATGAAATCAATTTACAAGGCTCTTCTATTTTAACTATTGGTAATAGTACAGTTAATGTTGCATTTGATGGGACATCTATTCAAGCAATTGATACCGCCGCGGGCGGAATTCTAGCTTTAAATCCACTTGGCGGCGAAGTACAAATTGGTCAGGATGGGCTTCTTATTTAGGGTAATGTTAATATTAATGGCGACAATGCCATGCGTTCTTTAACTATTACAACTGAAGCAGGGCTATTAAGTATATATGGTGGTACTGAGGGCGGTAATAGAGGTATGACCGCTACTACAGACGGTCATACGAAAACGCTCTTCTATATAGATACAAATGAAGAAGTTTATTTTAGTGGCACATTATTAGGTAATGCTTCTACTGCGAGCGCGTGGGCAACAAGCCGAAACGCTTTGGTTGATTTAACTTCTTCTATCGCTGCTGCGATTAATGCTGGTGATACTGATTTAACTATAGGTGTTACTGGAATTCTTCCTATTACTTCTGGCGGCACAGGCGCATCTAATGGCATCGGGGCTTTTACTAATTTAGCTTCGGCATTAAATGCTGCTACGACAACTGATGTAGTAGGCGATAATACTACATTACTAACTGCAGAAATAGCTAATGAAGTCTAGACTTGGATATCTCGTCCAATGTCTTCTGTAAAAGATTATATTTTAGGGAATATTTCTTTAGATGCTTTAAATGGTGCTTTAGTTTATAAAGGAACATTAAACTCAGATGTACCTGCTTTTGGATATAAGCAAGGATGGGCATATTTAGTTTCTACTGCAGGTACATATGCAGGAGTAACCTGCCAACCAAATGACTGGATTATTAGTATCACTGATGGGCCAACTTCTGGGACTACAGTTGACCCCACGCATTGGGCATTTGTTCATTCTACTGCGGATTCTATTGCTCTTAGCGCGATTACTGGAGCCACTAATATTCAAGCTATTGAAGCTCTCAATGGGTCTGGATTTTTAGTACGCAATGAAGGCACTTGGTCTTTTGATACTAATACTTATGCGTTAGCATCAGATTTTAATGATTTTAGAGATAATTTAACAACCGATTTTATTCCAACAAATATTTTTAATAGAGAATTTCAATTAATTGTATCTAATGCTAGTCACGAACCTATTGTAATTTATCCAAATACTACTAATGGAAAGAAATTCTTAAGTATGACTGGTGCAAATGAAAGGGGCACCATGCCTTCTTGGGAGAGTGTTACTAAAGCAGATATTGGTTTAGATAATGTAGAAAATATTGCTCTTAGTACATGGCAAGGTTCCAGTCAAATCACAACATTAGGTACAATTACTACTGGCCGTTTCCCATGGTCTAATATCAATAATAAACCCAACATTTCTATCGCGGGAAATCCAGTATCTGTAGATGGTGGCACTCTTACCGCAGAAGATTTAAGAACCTCATTAGGTTTATCTAATGCACTACATTTTATTGGTAAAGCGACAAATGATGTAGGAGATGAAGATTGGCCAGACCCTGGTATCGCTGGTTATACTTATCCAGATGATGCTAAGCCCGGTGATGTTATTATTGATAAAACCAACTTTTTTGAATATGTGTTTTTAGGCGGCGGCCGATGGGAACGTCTTGGCGGCAATTCTTCTTATAAAGTATTATAGGCAGCAGTAACATCCGGACCGTCCGTAACAAACCAATGGATATCTCATATAGAACAAGATACCAATGGTAATATCAGTTTAGAATTAGGCTCATTAAATACTGAAGGAGAATGGGAAGGAAATGCTGCTACAGCAACTAGATGGCTCGCGGCTCAAACAGTATATGTTAATTTAGCAAATCCTAGTACAACTACTGTATTAACAGGCGGTAATGAAAATCCATAGATATTAGGAGTAGATGGCATTCTTGGTACTGCACAAGGCGGTACTGGGGTAAATGAACATACAGCTAATCGTATTGTATGGTCTACTACTGCTACATCATTACAAGCAGCAGGAAATCATTTTATTAATGATACTAAGCTAAATATTAATAGTACTGCAGAACCAACAGAAAATTTACGCGTTAATGGTAAAGTACGTTTTGTTGCCACGAATACTGGATATGCTAATAAAGAATTCCTTATTGGCGCAGATAATACTAACACTATTTCAATTGGAATTGACGGCATTTAGGCATATAATGGTAATATGTCAAGCACATTAGCATTATAGCCTGCTGATGGACAATTGATAGTTGGTGCGGCAGAAAATAGTATTTTAAATGCAATATATCATGGTAAACATAATTTTACTGATGCCTTAGGTTTAAAATTTGGAGGCATGAGTACTAGTAATTTAGCTTAGGAATATTATTTATGGATATCTCCTGTCACTCATGCTAACTTTGAAGGTATACCATTCTATAGCGGCAGTTTACTATATTAGCCAGTCGCGCATATTTTAACATTAGATTCTGGTGGTATTATCCAATCCTCCGGAGGAGAAAATTTACATATTCGTAGCTCTGCAGCTTTATAGTTATCTGCAATTAATAATATAGTATTTTCTTCTATTAGTGGCGCGGCTGCGTTAAATGAATTGGGACGTTTCAATAGCTCAGGAACATTTATTATTGGCACGCCAGAAACACCAGAAAATATTCTAGATTATAAATTATATGTGGACGGAGATGCATAGTTTAAAGGTAATTTAATACCTGAAACAACCGAAACATATACGCTAGGTACTGAAGATTTAGCTTGGAATGGTTTATATTTAGGCTCTGAAACTAGCTATGGTTCTAATACACAACCTATTTGGTGGAATGAAGGACTGCCACAAGCACTCACATATACTGCTAATCGTATTTATTATGGCGCTTCTACTACTTCATTTGAAGCTTCTGGGCATTATATATCTGAAAACTCAATTGCAGTTAATAAAACTGCCGCATAGACAGAAACTTTTTATGTTGAAGGTACAGCAAAAATTACTGATGTTCTTGCTCTTACTGCTGACACAGAATCACTTACTTACTAGGGTGGTACATTAGTAGTAGTCGGCGGAACTGGTATTAGCGGTAATGCTAATATCCATGGTAGTGTAGGTATAGGCGCGAATATTGATAACATACATCAATTATATGTATCTGGCATAAGTAAATTTAATGGACATGTTGGTATTGGTGTAGATGCTGAAGGAGCAGGTGGTAATAGTTTATCAGTTTTAGGTAATACACAATTAGATGGTACTGCTTTAATTACAGGCAATACTCATATTACTAGTACTACTAATGCAACTGATAGTGCTGGTGCGCTAATCGTAGATGGCGGAACTTCAATAGGTTTAAAATTATATGTTGGTGGCGCTACCACTTTAAATGATACATTAAATGTTGCGGGTGCCTCTACCTTAACAGGTGCAGTAGGCATTGGTGCTGCTCCAACCGCGGGTAAACAACTATATGTAAACGGTGATACCGCATTAAATGGTGATACCGCACATAACGGTAATGTTTATTTTGCAAATGGAACTACATATAAAATTGATAATGGCGGTAATGCAATATTTAATAATATAGATTTAACTGGTAATCTTACATTCGCCGCAACAGGTCAAATTGGTACCTCTAAAAAGATTCTCTTTAGCGGCAGTGATGATGGCGCAGAAATTTATTATGAGGCCAGCCCCGCTGAAAAAGGTACATTAATTATTAATATGTTAGATGATGATAATGCACGTTTAAGCTTATAGACTGAAGGTATTGAACGATTAGGCATTGATTCAAATGGAATTTATCTTAATGCTTAGCTACAACGCGCAGGTTAGAATGTAGATTGGTATCAAGGCCGCGATGCAGCAATGATAAAAACAACGTCATATCGAGGATATGATGCTATTCTTTCTATGAAAACAACTGCGGGTGATTGGTCATAGGGTGTAGAAGCGAACAATACCATGTATTGGACTTATATTACAGATAGTAATTATGATAGTGATGTCAATACTATTACTGCTTAGATGAGTTTAGATGCACTTGGTAATCTGCGATTACATCAAGGTAGCCTAT